AGCCTTCCGTTTGGATATTTGAATAAATTTTCTCTTTTAACTTTTTCAGTGTCGCTGGTATCTTGCTTTTCAGGTTGGAAAATTGTGTCGTCTCGTAAGTAGCACTCGTATACAGTGTAATTAATTTCAGTAGAAGAAGGAAAACCACCCCGAGATAAATAAGCTTGGCCAGAATCTTTGTCATTCGTATACCCTTGTAAAATATTTGTTTGTTCAGGCTCTTCAATCGTCACTTTTTGCTTTTTATTTAACTTATCTAATATCTCTAAAACTCTTTTATCTCCTTTGTATTGATCGATTAAATCAAACTTGGACAGTGACCTTTGAACAAAAATATAATTTGCATTTTTAACGGTAGTGGCAGATGGCTCAGGAAAAAAATTAGTAGGACTTATTCTAGTTATAGATACATTTCCTAATCCTTCGTCTGCACTCTGATCCCATGCGACTTTTCCAATTCCAATACCATATATCAAACCATCACGAACAATCTGTTGATGTACGTCTGAGATGTTATTGGCCTTTTTAACGTTTTCCCAAACATCATTTAAAATTTCTGCTACAGAATCCAGTTCTTTTATATAATCAAAGTTAGCATGAGACAAACTAGATACTTTTACATTAGTAGTTATTTGAGCGTCTAAAGCTATCGTGGCTTTAGTTTCGACAATTGGTCTTATACAGTTGTAATAATTACGGTTATTTCCTCTTCTTGGGTCAGAACTATAACTATACCCAACGTCAGGAGCTACCATTCCATTATAGTATTTTGCGTATTTAACAAAGCTTTTTTGTTCTTCCGTGTTCATTGCTGGACGACGCAAAGAGTTTAAGTATTTTACTAGTTTTTCATTTTTGAGGGACATACTTAATTTTAACTTTTTTTTTACACTTTTTTTTACAATATATTCTAGTAAAAATGGAAATTTTGAACTTAAATTGTAATCTACTTGCATGATTTTCGTTTTGTAAAATTTTACAATTAAAGTATGGAATTTACTTCAGGGCAAGAATTAAGGTTTAAATCTAATATCGGTTTAAATCTTTGGGTAGATTCCATTTTTCCAGCAGGACAACTTGGTTATAAAGAGTCGCATATCAGAGTGAAAATAAATAGCTATACCTTTGATGTTCCTTTTTCAACCGCTAACCAGATATTTGAGTCAAACGTAGTTCCTTTAGAACCTGAACCTGAGGTTAAACCTGTTGATGTAGAACCTAAGATTATTTTGAAAAAAAAGCGTACAGCAAGGAAGAAAAAATCAGATGCATAAAGACAAAAAAATGGGCATGTTCATCATAAAAATAGGTGCTCCTGAAGGTCCTGAAATGTCAGAAAAAAAAGAAGACATGTACGAAGAGATAAAAAAAGAAACTTCTGAAAAAGATAAGGATAACAAAAAGGAATATAGCGTTGCCGATTATGGCGGTTATAGCCCTGATGAGCTAGTTAAAAAACTAGAAGATATAAAAGAGTCGATTAGTAACCAGAACACCCGTGAGGCTCTTATGAAGATTGATAGCTGTATTGTGAGAATTACTAAGAAGGAGTTACCTTCCATGAAAGAAGACGATCCATTCTCAACTATTAATTATCAGCTAGACAAAATTTTACCTAATCCAGGTAAGTAGGAGTTTAAGTTATGGAAGACATCCAAGCAGAAGATGTCGAGCAAGTTGAAAGCACCCAACTAAATTTTGGACAAGCTGACAACACTCAACAAGCATCAGAAGACGGACAAGTCGCAGATAATATAATTAATTGGCAAGAAGACAAAAGGTATGCAGATCATTGGGGAGAAGACCCTAATAAGATGTATGAGTCTTTGAAATATTTAGAGAAAAAACAAGGCGAATATGACGGTCAAATTAACGACTATAAATCGCAAGTTGAAGATCTAGGTAGATATAAATCCGATTATGAAGTATTAGAAAAATTAATGGACGCTCCAGGCGTAGGCGATGAGATTATGAGCGTGTTAGAACGTTATCAAAATGGCCAAACCCAACAAAATCAACAACAAAATTATCAACCGAATCTTTATAATGATTTGCAGAATCAAGTACGTGAGGTAATAGACTGGAAAAACAATTTAACAGCTCGTGCAGATCAATTATTATTGCAAGAACAACAAGAGCAACAGATGGGTCAGATTAATGAGTACGCTAAAAAGTACAACATTCAATATAACCCAGACGACTTTTTAAAATATGCTAATGACAATAATGTTCCTATGGAATCGTGGGTACATCACTTTAAATCGCACGCAGCAGATGTTGCTATGCAAAATGCTAGAAACCAAGCAGCTGAAAATGCATACAAATCTAAGTTTTCTACTCCCTCCTCTTCCTCTTCTGGAAGTAAGGGTAACCCAGTAATTAACGAACGCAATATTGATGATGCACTATCAAGGATTTTAGGTTAACGGAGAAAAGAAATGCCTTTAACAAGCCAACAACTTACAGAAGCTGTATCGGTTGCGCATCGACTTATCGCTGACGAATTAGCTTCTTCTTTTGCGAAAGCAAATTATTTTTACAATATCATGAGTAAAAAACCTCACTTAAAAAAAGGTGATGGTACCAAAATTCAGATTCCTGTTCAGTACGCTGAAAACTCAGCTAAAGGTTTTTTCAGTGGAGAATACGACACTGTTCCTACCAATGCTAACCAACAGTTAACTTTTGCTGAATTTGACTGGAAGTTCTACGTTAGTAATTCAACTTTTAACCTAAAAGATTTTAGTACAGGTACAGGATCTAACGCTGTAAAGGATTTAATTAAGACAAAGATAGCACTTGCAAAACAGGATGCAATTAGAGATTTATCTGCTGCGTTGCATACTTCTAGCTCTGGTGATTCTAATCAAATTAATTCATTGAAAGACGCTGCTGGAGCTGCTGGAACTGCGTATGGTGGATTGTCTGACAGTGATCTTCCAGAATGGCTATTTGAGCGAGATACAACGACCAATACGATTAATTATAGCAATATCAATGACGTATTTCGTGTATTGATGGGCCGTGGTCAAGGCGTTGGAGATGAGACTGGAACATATGCTCCTGACTTAATGATTTCTAACTCTTACGTTTTAGCTAAATTTCTTAATTCTCAGCAGTCTCAGCAGCAATTTACTACTGAACAGACATTAAAGTCAGGGTTTGCTGGCTGTCTCTTTAATGGCATATCGTGGACGGTAGACGAATATTGTAGTGGCTCTGCTGATGGTGCTACGGCTGACAATGAACTTTACATTCTTTCTACTAATACATTTCGTATGTACTACAAGTATGGGTTCGAAGGTTCTAAATCACCAATGGACACATTAAACATGAGATTACCTAACCAAGCTGCGATTTCTTCACAGACTTACTTGGTAATGAATCTTGTTAATATCGCACGTCGTTACAACGCTGTTTTTACAGCATTACAAAGCTAAGGAGAATTGTTATGGCATACAAAGCAATTAATAATATTCAAGCTGTAGACCTCGATTCTTTAGATGCAAGTTCATCAACAAAAGAATACCCTTTAGGAACTGTTATTGAAGTAAATGACACTTCTAAAGGCGGAGTCTCTCAGTTTATGTACGTAAAAGCTCACGCAGCTTTTGCAACTGTTGGAACACCTTTCGCTATTGAGTGTGGTTCTGGAGGAGACGCAGAAGTAGTAACTGCTGCACCTACTGAACAAGTAAGTGGCGTTAAAATAGGTTTTAATACTACTGCAATAACTTCAGGAGAATATTTCTGGGCACAGACTGCTGGTGTAATTACAGCTGCTGCTGGAACTGTTGCTGCTGGTGATCACGTTGAAGTGTTAGCTGCTGGAACAACTGTAGTTGTTGACGGTACTACAGGATCTACTGCACATAGCACTAAATCAATAGGTATTGCTAAAACTGCAACATCTGGCGGTCAAATTACTATGGCTGTTGTACCAGAAAGAGTAGTTGAAGTAGCTGCTGCACCAGGCGTTTAAAACTTAGATGACTGACTATCAGGCAATTTACAGCCACGACGGAATTAAATACTTTAAATCGACTGGTTCTGGTACAACGTCAGACCCTTATATTCCCACCATCAATACACAAGGTGGTGGGAGTGGGGGAGCCGTAGAGTTTGATAATGCGACAAACTCAGAAGTAACTATTGGTAATACTTCGACATCCATAGCAGCAGCTAATGAAAGCAGAAAAATCATAGCACTTGTAAACAATAGTGACGTTAATATTTTTATTTCACTTGGTGCAGCAGCGGTACTTAATTCAGGTATTAGGCTTAATGCTAATGGTGGAAATATAGTAATAGCAAATTCAATATTCACAGGTGAAATAAATGGCATAGCAGCAACTTCAGGTCATAGCTTAGTGGTAATGGAGGGCACATGATCTATATTTACAATCCACAACAATTAGAGGCTGCTGAAAATACTTTTGTTACAGCTTTGGCTTTTGCTTCAGGAACAGGAATCATTACAGCAACAAGAAATGATGGTGTTCAAGTCAGCACAACAACGCTTGATGATAGATATGTACAAGAAAACACACGCACTACATCTGCAACTTTTAACACCTCTGACGGAGTTTTAACGCTTAATCAGACAGATCCAACAGGAACAGTAACAGTTGATCTTGATGGTCGTTTTCCAACTGAAAATACACACTTAAATTCAGCAACACTTGGTGTAGATAATGTGCTTTCACTTGGAATGATCAATCCAACATCTACAATAACTGTAGATTTATCTTCATTATCAGATTTAAACACACACCTAGATTCTGCTTCTTTTAATCCCACAACAAAAGTCCTTTCCTTAATTATGGTCAATCCTAGCTCTACTATTACTGTAGATTTAACAGGAATTGAAGGCGATAATACCTTTGTAACAACTGCAACATTTGTTAATGGAACCTTAAACCTAAATAGAAACGATGGTGCTACTGTTAGTGTAGATTTGGATGGTCGATATTCAAGAATTAATACACATTTAAATGCTGCTAGTTTTGACACAGGTACAAGAGATTTAACCCTTACAACAACAGACCCTGAAGTTGATTATGTAGTTAATATTCCTATATCTCCTGATGAAAATACGTTTTTAACAAATTTAGCGTTCAATACTAATTCTGGTGAACTTATAGCTACTTTAAATAATGATGAAACAGTAACAGTAGACCTCGATGGCAGATTTAACTTAATTTCAAATAATACACATGTATCAGCAGGTTCATTTGATCCAAATACAGGAAATATAACATTAACTTTAGTAAATCCTTCTTCAACGATAACAATTCCAATATCTGATGTTGCAGGACAAAATACACACTTAGATTCAGCGTCTTTAGACGATCAGACATTAAACTTAAACATGATAAATCCAGAATCAACGATTGATGTTGATCTAGGTGGGCTAGTAGATGGTAAGTATTTACCAATAGATTTTGATAATGAACAAGCAAACTTTAATACATTATTAGAGCCTGGAGTTTACGCAGCCTCAGCGTCAGGGGTAGGTAGGCCAGATGGCTTAATAGGAGCCCAAAACTACATATCAGTTTACAGTCAGAAAGATGGTGATGATGTTATTTCAGCCACGCAAATATGGACTACTGGAACTAACACAACAAATCGAAACATAGATCCCCCTAGACTTTGGATGCGAACGTATGATGCGAGTGGAGCGTTTCCCTTCATGTCTCCTTGGAAAGAAATAACCACTGGTGGCATTAATGGATACCTAGAGCAAGAGTTTCCAGAAGGTTATCGTGACTTTAATCATGAACGATTCAGACAATCAGGTTATTATCGAATTAATAGTATTGAGCAATGGACTAATGCACCTTCTAATTTCCCTACGACTTCTTTAGGAAATGTCCTAAACACAGTAATGAATCCGACTTCTACTCTTTATCCAGATAGAGGGTATGGATATCAAGAACTGCATTGCGCTGATGCCGATGCAGATACCTTTCACGTTCGAAAATGGCGACGAACATTTCAAAGTACAAACCCAGAAAATATTATTTATACAGATTGGTTTGAATTTAACATTCAAGGGCAGCGAGTACACACGGAAACACTAGATATTTTTAAAGTAGCTGATGAATCCGCAGCTGTTAATGTGGCAGGAAAAAGAGTTATTGATGTGGGTATTAGTCAATCTTTTACTATTAGGACATTTATAGGGGGTGTCCAAGGGCAACGTATAGATGTAATTAAAACAAATAAGACTGGAACAGTACAGATTGGAACAGTGCATCCGACTTTAGGGGGGAATATCTATTCGCCGTCAGGCGAAGGTAATGTAGTGCTTCGATATTTTCGAGGTGCCAGTTTTATTTTTCAAAATGGTTTTTGGTATCCATTGTTTAGTAATTCAACATCATGAAGGAGGAAAAATGTTAGTAAAAGATGCAGTTTCAAGGATTAGATTTCAAACAAATACAAATGACGATAACACAGGCAAAAACATAAACGCTTTGTTCAGCAATAAAAATTTAGTTGCACAATTTCAAATTTGCTTAGATCAGTATGGAGCATATACAAAAGGCATAGAAGATATATTTTCAGTTAATTTAGGTTCAAATATTAGAAGCATAGCAGCTCCACAATATGCGATCAGGTCAGAAGCGTATAAAAACATTTATGTGTGGAGAGGTGGTAGAAGATATCAACTAAATATTAAGCCGATGAACTATACACATACTCGATTCCCTTATCAGACATATTCAGGCATACCCCAGTTTGTAAGCATCTGGAAAAATGAAATGTATTTTTATCCTGACTCCTCACTAGAGTTTCAAACAACGACATTAACAAGCGCAGTAAATGCTAATGATACAACCTTAAATGTAGTATCTACGACAGATTTTCCTGAACAAAATGGCAGGGTTACAATTGGGTCTGAAAAGATAAGATATCAAACAAAAACAGCAACACAGTTTTTAAATTGCACAAGAGCTGTAGAAGACACAACGGCAGCAGAACATGATGCATCAGCAGTAGTTAGTGAGAATAACTTAATGGTTTTTTATCGAAGATTAGAAAAACCAATATTTGTTTCAGATGCAGACATTATTTCTACTGATGACCTAAACCGAGAACTTAATATTCCAGAAGAGCACATGATATCTATTATTGATTTAACTACCTACATGCTTTTAGTCAAAGTAGATGCAGTTCGTGCACAGCCATATAAGGTAGATGCTTCTGTCTTTTTAGAACAAGCAAAAGAAGACATAGAATGGAATCATTCAGACATAACGTCAGGACTATTCATTTCAGATGCATTTGATTGGGAAACTAATAATACTGGAGCCACAATGTAATGTTTGAGGTTCTGCAAACAGAATGTAAAGGCATTAGAACTGATCGTGGACCTAAGTTTATTGGAACTGAATATTGTCAAAATATCGTTAATTATAACTTTGACAACATTATAGGATTATCAAGAATTTCAGCACCTAACGTTGAATATGATGCAGGTGGCACAGATGGTATCGATGGCTTGTTTCAGTTTAGATACATTGATTCTAGTGGCAATTTACAAAAAGAAAATATTATTGTTAAAGGTGGAGATGTCATCAAGGATGGTGTTGATTCCATTAATATTGCAACAACAATATATAGCGGTTTAACAGCAGGAAACAAATGTTCTTTTGCAGTTTTAAATGACAAATTATTTATCTCAAATGGTGTTAATAATGTATTAGTTTATAACGGTACAGTAGTAACTGAAATGGGCGCACCTCTAGCTACTAATAACCTTGTAGCAGGTGTACTAACAGGTGATTATTTTTATGCTATTACATATGTAATCGATGGAGTAGAATCTGTTACATCTTGCATTTCAAATACAGTAAGTCCAAGCTCTAACAGAATAGATTTAACTTTACCTATCGGCCCTACAGGAACTACTGAACGTGATATTTATCGTACTGAGGCTGGGGGTACACAATTAAAGTTTTTGCATAAAGTTAATGATAATACTACGACTACGTATCAAGACAATACAGCAGATGGATCACTTGGTAATGACATACCTGCAACAAATGCTCCTGCTCCTAAACCTAAGTTTATTACAGTTAAAGATGAAAGGTTAATAGGAATAGGAAATGCAAGAAGGCCAAACTATTTATATCGATCAGAAACAGAAATAGAATCGTTATTTGCAACTATTGGTGTAACGGATGTATCAGGTCAGGGTAATGATAACACTGGCCTTACAGGTATGGCAGAAGATTACAATCAGATAGTTGTTTTTTCAGAAAAAAGAATTTATCTAGTTGATGTTTCAGGAGAAGCGGCAACAGTAAAGCAAACAACTTCTAATGTTGGATGTTTAGATGGCCATACAATAGCAAAAGTACCGCAAAACGTAGATTTTAGAGGCGGTTTGATGTTCGTATCAGATCAATATGATATACGTGTTTTTAATGGGGAAATTGCAGTTAATTTAGCGACAAGTTTTGATAACTTAGCAACACAAAATTTTTCAGCAGCTTTAAATAAAGATCAGTTGAAAAATAGTTTAGAAAATATAGAACTAGAAGGCGCATTTTTTGACTATAAATATCACTTAATTGTAGGTGCTTTAATTTATGTTTATGACATCAGAATCCAAGGCTGGACAACGTACAGAATAAGAACAGCATCATATACACCTACTTATCGTAAGTTTGGAATCTTAGGAGAAAAGTTTTTTATCGGTCAAAACACAACGGCAATCGTAGAGGAAATGTACAAAAACGAACAATATCGTGGAGAAAATTTCGATAGTCATTTTGAGACAGGTGAAATTTTAGTTAATGACACCTACAAATATTTTAATGATCTAATTATTTATTATGGAAATTCAGGTGACGTAACAGTCAGCATTACAATCACACCAGAAAGCAACTCAGATTTAGCACAGAACGTAAATTTTTCAATAGAAGCAGACGCATTTAACCCAACTTATTACAACTCAACATACTACGAAACAGCAACAAATGTAGACGATTATAAAGTCGCACATATTAATAAATACGCTAAATGGATTAGGTTACGCATGTTTTCATCTAATCGATTTAATTTTAGAGGTTACAAACTTATCGGGCAGCAATTAACAAATAAGGAGAGATAAAATGTCAATATCATCAGATAGAAGAAAAGCAGAAACACAGCAAGGACAAACACGACTAGAATCAATACTTGCAGCACAAGAAGCAGATCGTGCGTCAGCTAGGGAAAGAGCGTTATTAGGAGAAATAGGCCAACAAGCAGGTGTTGAATATGAAAGGGGTATATCAGATTTTCAACAAGCAACAGGAACGCCATTTAGATTAGGTAGAAGTGCAGAATTTGATGCAGAAACTACAGGAACACCAGCAGCAGTTACAAGATTACAGCAATTAATCAGACAACAAGCTTTGCCTGAACAACAAAGAGCAGCTGCACAGGGAAGAATAGCGTTGCAACAAGCAGGTGTTAGAGGCCCAGAAGCAGCTTTAATGATGCAAAGACAACAAAATAGAATGCAAACAGACTTAGCTAATCGAGCAGAACAAGTAGCTTTACAACAGGCATTAGCAGACAGAGGAGTTAGACAGCAATTTGCTGCTGAAAGAGGAATGCAAGAAGCTGCGCAAGCTAGAGCAGACAGAACAGCACAACAAGAATTTGCAAGACAACGAGCTTTAGGCGCACAGGAAAAAGCATTTGCAAAAGGTGTAACAGCAGAAGGAAGACCACAATTTGATATAGCTGAGCAAGCTAGAAGTTTTGACACTTTTAAATCACTTCAAAGAGGTAAAGGTAAAAGTACAAAAGACAAACTTAAACAATTCACATTTGGAAAATTTATTTAGATAACGGAGGTAAAACATGGATCCATTTACAGCAATTATTACATTAGGAAGTAAAATTATAAGTTCATTAGGCGCAGCAGGCGCAGGAGCTGGAGCAGGCGCAGGCGCAGCGGGTGCAGCGGGTGCTGGAGCAGCAGGCGCAGCGGGTGCAGCGGGAACAGCAGCAGGTGTTGGAGCAGCGGGAGCAGGCGCAGGTGCAGCAAAAGGTGCAAAGCTTGCACAAATGCTTGCAAATATACAAACAGGCACAGAAATTGGAAAAACAGCTAAACAATTTTTAGCAGAACCTCCTTCAGATCCTATAGCTACAGGAAGAGGAGGAGCGAACTATGGCAACGAAGTCGATAGATTAAGAAGCAAGGGGTTACTTTAATGTTAGGAATAGGAAAAAGTAATTTAGATTTTGCAAAATTACCTCCTGAAAC